GCAGCTACTATAAACGCTAATATTTCTGGAACGACTTCTAATAGTTATGTGACCTTGGCAGAAGCTAACAGTTACTTTGAAACCGTACCAGATTCAAGTACTTGGACAAATAAAACAGACGATCAGAAGAACAGAGCATTGATAGCAGCAACAAGAGAAATAGATAATTTAGTTTTTTATGGAGATAGATGTGATAATGGTCAGGCATTAAAGTTTCCAAGAAATAATTATGAAGTTGATGATGTGGAACTTACCTGTTCAACAATTCCAAATAATATTAAATATGCACAATATGAATTAGCGAGAGCGTTGGCAAATGATACTGATGCGATTACTGGTAATACTGGAACAGCAGGTGTACCTTCTGAGGTAAAGATTGGTGATCTTGAGGTTAAATATAATGAAAAGTCACAAAGTACAGGAACAGTAAATAATATCTTTGACGTTTATCCCTGGTTACAAAGTTTTCTTGGAGCGTATTGCTCTGGTGGTAGCGGAAGTTATCAGGTAAGAGTGATGAGAGGATGATATGGCAGCAATAGATGATATTTTTGGTTCTATTCCTGCACAGGTTTTATCA